AGTTAACCTAGATATTGGTCAAAATAGTTTTGAATTATCTTTAAGAATATTGGGTAATGAATTTGTAGCCATTAAGATAGGCTCAACAAACTTTTCTGGTAAACTTATAGCAGGTGGAATTTTATTGTTATTTTTCACTTTAGTTTTGTTAGAGGGTTTTGGGTTAAATGAGGTTTTAAAACAATGACAGTTGAAACTTTTTTAAAATGGAAAATATTACCAAGATTTATGATGCTTGCGAGTACCATAATGAGTTGGAGATGTGCTGAATGGTTTATGGATTTAGATAATCCTAGCTCACAACAATCAGCCTTTGTATCGGTTGTTATGGGTGTTATGACAGGTGTATTTGGAATATGGATGGGTCACGAACATAAAGGGGATAAATAATGAATTTAAAAGAATTGCAAGAAAAAATAATGTTTGAAGAAGGTGTAAAATACGAAATTTATAATGACCATTTAGGATATAAAACTTTTGGAGTGGGTCATTTATGCAGGGTTACAGACCCAGAGAATGACATGGAAGTAGGCACACCAGTATCTAAAATAAGGGTTGCTGAATGTTTTGAGGCTGATTTATATGTTGCTATAAATGATATGGAAAAGTTCTGCGAGGGTATGGAAGTAGACGATAACATTAAAGAATGTGTAACTCATATGGTGTTTCAGTTAGGTTTACCAAGATTAAATAAATTTAGAAACTTTAAACAAGCCTTAGTTGATGGAGATATTGCAAAGGCACAAGCTGAAATGAAAGATTCACTTTGGTATAGGCAAACCACTAACAGGGCTGAAAGATTAATTGAGAAAATGGGGAAAAGTTTATGATACAGGCTTTAATAGGACCAGTTACAGGGCTTTTAGATAAGTTTATAGAGGATAAAGACCAAAAGGCTAGATTAGCACATGATATAGCGACTATGAGCGAGAAACATGCTCAAGAGCTTGCTAAAGGGCAATTAGAAATAAACAAAGCTGAAGCTAGTCATAAATCTATATTTGTTGCAGGTTGGAGACCATTTATAGGTTGGACTTGCGGTGTTGCATTATGTTGGCACTTTGTTTTACAGCCTATAGTCATCTTCTTAACAGCTTATATAGGTGTAACACTCCCAGAGCTACCTACATTTGATATGGGTAGCCTAATGACTGTTTTAATGGGTATGCTTGGACTTGGTGGTTTAAGAACATATGAAAAGCAGAAAGGTTTAACAAAATGAGTTGTGAAACTTGCAAGGCTTATGAGTGTGATAAAGAAGAATGTAACTGTAAATGCCACACTCGTGAGAAAAACAAAAAAAATAATTTTAAACACGAGTAAACAAAATGAGTAAGTTTTATATGAAGTTGTATGAATTTTTTAATGGTATAGCCAATTACTTCTGGCATAAGGCTATAAATGACAAAAAGAAAAGATGATTTAGAAGAAGAATTTGGCAAAGAGTTTATTGACTGTATTTTAGGAAAATGCGAAGCTAATTGTAATTATTGTGCAGAAGAAAGGAAAGTATCATGCCAAAAGGAAAAGGAACTTACGGAAAAAAAGTTGGTAGACCACCCAAGAAAAAGAAAATGAAAAAAAAGTAATGGAGGGTTTTACTACCACATCTACTTTATCTGAACTCATAGATAAGCGACCTATGAAGAAAAGAAAGGGTAGAAGACGTTATAGAATGCCCAATAAGGGCGATTTAAGGGCTGTACAGCGTATATTAAAGAAAAAAGGGGTACAATATTAACGCATAGGAATGTTTTGCTTTATAATGCCTCCAACTAAGTCAATACATTCTGTTATTTCCCCTTTCACTACAAAGTGCGGAGTACCCAAAATTTCTGATTGTACAGCCCACAACTTTTGAGTATCAGATAACCTGCCTTTAGGTGCTTTCAATTCAATATATAATATTTTCCCTGGTGGAAATTCCACAATAATATCTGGACAGCCAGACTTTAAACCCATTTTTTTCATTTTAGCATGGTAATGAATTGACCTTTTCCCCTCATTAGGAACGTGAAAATGTCTAAAATTGTAGGTCTTAGCTAAGTATTCTAGGTATTGGTTACAAGCTATTTGAATGTCAACTTCTTTGGTCGTAGAGGATAAAGCCTTAAGAGGAATCATTTTAAAACCTTATCCCCTACTATTACTATAAAATTGGAGTCCATAGTAATTATCGTTGTAGACATCTCGACTGGAGAATCATAAAAAATTTATCATAAAAAAAAATTATTTGCAAAAAAAAAATAATTAGGAGTTGTTTTTTAAAACCTAGCTATTATATTAGGTTTATAAGTTAGTTAATTAATAATAATAATGAGGCACAAAATGACAAAATATCTAGTAAAACAACCAAATCATTCAAAAATTGAACCTAAAATATCTTTTGGAATTTCAAGAGGTAAAGCACATTTAGTTGAGTTTTATCTTGATGAAGAGGGTTATTACAGGGATTCAGCCATAATTACTGCTGATAGTTTGGATAAAGTTTTTGAAGAGGGAAACTTTCAAGAATACAATGACAGCATACAAAAATTAGATAAATTTTATTCTATATCTGTTGGGGATGTTATTGTAAATCAAGAAACTCAAGAAATGCACATGGTTGCACCATTTGGTTTCACATCAATAAACTAAATGTTTAAGGGGGTGCTTAACGGCACTCTCTTTTTTTTAACTAAAATTGGAGTCCAAAATGAATAATTTAAAACCAAAATTTGTATATGTAACTTGGAGCGAAAGCCCTGCATTTGAGGAAAATTCTATTTATAGCTTTGAGCAGTTTGAAAGAATAGCTGAAACAGTAGGTGCTAATCATACTACAGGCGGTTATTTAAAAACTAAAATAACAGTTATATTTAAAGACGGCACTTGTTATGAAGCTAGGGTTGATTTAAATAGTGAATGTTTAAATTTTCAACAACATATTGAACAATGTAAAAAAAATTATTTGAAAGTTGTTACAGGCGATTTTAATCACGAAGAGCTTTATGTTAAAACCACAGTAGCTTTAAATGAAACTTGGAAAAGAATAGAATTTCCTTTGAGTGCTTAATGGCACTTTTTTATAATTATAAATAAAAATAGCTTTACTTTTACAAACCTACATATTAATTTAGGTTAAATAAATAAATAAATTTAATAATAATACGAGGAATCAAATGCAAAATTTAACTAACTCAACTGAGTACGATAATTACCTAAGACAGCACGTTAATCACTATATTGTGACTATTTTTAAAGGCAGAGGCAAATATGCCAAAATTGCTTTTAAAAATATATCTGATGCTGTTGATTATAGAAATAATCTTAAATCTGCCAATCCTTTATCAAGATGCATTATTTATGGCATTTCACAACCACCACATAGCCTGGAAACAGTAAGTATAGATATGGGAGTTTAATAATGAACGATTTAATACATGATATAAATAGACTTCAAAAAGTTACAGATAGAATTTCAAAAAATATACCTTGGAATTTACATGTAGTTTCAGTTCTTGATGAATTAAGGGAAATGATAAGTGAAAAACAAAAACAACTTTCGGACTTTGAAATACAAAATATGTCTTATGAACAATATGCAGAACACATGAAAGGGAGAGGCTTTAATGGTTAAATTTATTAAAAACTATGGTGTTTATATAGCTGAGACAATTTTGTTATTTAGCGGATTTGCTTTTGCTTGTTTTTTACTGATAGCATTTTAAGGGGGTAATGATGCTTAATCCACTAGAAAAGAAAAGGCAAAATTACCTAACATTTTATAAGGATGGCATTAAAGATGCCATTCTAAACCAAAAGAAAAATCCAGATAATATGTTTTCAGCCTATTACAAAAGAGGTTTTGAAGATGGTTTGGAGCTTAGAAAACTTATTGAAGAATATGGAATAAACAATATTGGAGCAGATAATGATAGATAGACCAATTAAAATAGGCTGTACGGAGCTTTATACAGCTAGAGTTCTTAATATGTCTGTGGCACAGTATTATGGAGTTTTTAAAGAATATGCAGAACTTCTTCATAAAGCCAGACAAAGAAATGCAAGAAAACTTAAAACAGAAGATTCAAACAAAACAGAATTAAAGATTATTTATGCTCTTAGGAAAGATTTAAATAAATTGGTTCTAAAAAGAATAAACGAGAATTATTATGAAAATATGTAAAGTATTCTCTATATGTACTTTATTGGTGGCTTTGGGAGCTTGCTCGACTACACCAATAGTAGATAGTAGGGGAAAATCATCTGCAAATATCAAAGGCGATATGAACAGATATCATGACGATTTATTTACTTGCCGTGACTTGGTTAAAGATGAAACAAATTTCGTTTTAGAACAAGGGAAAATAGTATATAATTTGTTAAGATTCAAAGTGTTATGGCTTAGTCCTAAAGCACAAACTAGGCGAGATTTAATTAATAATTGCCTAGAGGGTCGAGGTTATAACGTATTAAATAAATAATAAAATTGGAGTTAAAAATGAATAAAATTGAAAAAATTTACGACAATACCAAAGACGGAATACCAAACTATTCTATACAATTAGTTGATGGAAAAATGTTATATGCTAGAGGTGTACCATTATATCCAGTTCCTAATCGTGGGGATATTATTAAATTTACTATTGTTAATACAAAAACATCTGAAAAGGGAAACCAATACAGCAATATAAAAGATGTTGAAATAGTAACCAAAGGTAATGAGGGTATACCTACTCCAGAGCCATTAGATAATGTTGTAAATAATGTAATGCCAAGTTCTAATGGTAAGAATGATACCCAAAGAATGGATATATTCGTTACAGGAATTGTTGGAAGAGCTATGGGTTCTGGGCAGTTTTCAGTTCATGATATTGCTGAACTTACAAAAAATGCTGTAAGTGCTTTTAATGAAAACCTTAAAAAATTATAAAAAACTATTCGCTGACTTTTGGGGGTATCATGAATACGATATTCCCACTTGTTGGGGTTGTAATAGACAGCAAGCTGTAGATATACACCATTTAATACCTAAAGGCATGGGTGGTGTTAAAAACAACCGATTAAATAGGATAGATAATTTATTTCCAGTTTGCAGGTCTTGTCATGACCACGCTCATAGAGATAAATCTATAAATGAGGAATGGAAAGCTAAACTTAGAAAGAAAATATCAGATAAAGAATGGGGTAATTTATATGAAACAAAAATTTAATATTGAAATTACAAGGTCACAAATGAATGTTTTAATAAGGGCATTACAAGAAATGCAAGAAAATATAATTTATGATAATAATCTTGAAGTGCCAAAGCATTTAAAAGAATTTTATTTTATAGCTAATAGATGGGAAAATAAATTAAGGCAGTTAAAAGCTGAAAATTCGCAATGAGTGACATTTACACAATAGATTTTGACCCTAGCAAATTATCATATCAACAAGAAGAATTAGGTATGAGGTTTGCGGATTTGGACACAGCAGTTGAGTTAATGAAAAAAGAAGAAAAAATGATAATTGCTGAATTGACTGTTTACTATTCTCGAAAAGGGGGGTACAAAAATATGACTGAGTTAAATGGTTTAATTTACTCAGATACCAAATTTAAGGACTATTTCGATAGATACGAAAGAACCCTTAAAGAAAGGAACAGGTCTAAGATAAGATTTGAATCCTTTAAGGCTTTCAGAGATGACCTAAGAACTAAGGTTGTTAATGAAAGAGAACTGGCAAAACATTTATAGAAAGGAATTGTTATGAACCAGACAGAACAAATACTACACTACCTCAAGCAAGGTAATAAACTAACATCTTGGGAAGCTATCCATAAATTTAGGGCTACCAGATTAAGTGCTATTATCTATAATTTAAAAAAATATGGATATGACATTATAGCTGTAATGCAAACCGCAGATAATGGTAAAAGATATGCCGAGTATACCTTAATTAGCCAAAATAAATTAAGGGAGCTAGACTAATGTCAGATAAAATATTAAGCGAAGAAGAGCATGAACTTCAAAAAGTAAGGGATGATTACTTTAAAGAAAATATGGTTGCCAAATATATGCACGATATTGAAGTAATGAGTAGGCTCATAGCATCTATTAACGAGTATATACTTGTGTTTGGCAGGACTAGTAATGTTCATGACCAATTGGTGGACTTAAAAGCTCAAGTTAAAATAAATCGTGACCATTTAAGTAATTGGATGAACGCAATATGATTGAGCATTTCAAAAAATTTGATGATGGCGGTAAAAGTTTACTGCCATTGTCTTTTAGCCATTTAAATGAGTTTGCTTTTTATAGGGAAAGGTGGGCTTTAAGAAGAATATTTGGGTATGAATTTCCTGGTGGTGCTTCAGCTAATAGAGGAAGTGCTGTGGAATCTGGCTTGAATATGATTTTAAATGGTATGTCATTCGATGAAGCTAGTGAAAAAATGATAGCTGAGTTTGACGATAATTGTTCTAGAATTACTGACCCAAAAGTAGAAGATGAAAGGGATAATTTAATACCTTTGTTGGAACTTGGTGCTAGTGAGTTCAAAGAACGTGCTTTTCAATGGAAAATGTTAGGCTACCAAAAGAAAGTAGAGGTATCTATAGAAGATATACCTTTTGTTGGTTACACAGACTTTCATTTTGAAGATAAAAACACTAAAGAGGATTTTTTTATTGATTTAAAAACTTCTAAGACTAACCCTATGCAGATAAGCACTAGTCATGCAATGCAACAAGCTATCTATAATAGAGCTACAAATGCACGACAAATGCTATGGTATTTAAAAACACCTACTAAAACAAAATCTGCTGAATTTACCCAGCTAGAATTAGCCACATATGACCATCATTTAAATATTTGCAAACATATTGTGAAAGTTATGGGTAATTTTCTAAAAAATGTTAATTCAAAAGATGATGTTAAAATGGCTTTAATCCCTAATCCAGATAATTGGATATGGAAAGAAGAAACTGTTCTTAATGCCAGAAAAGAAGTTTGGGGTTTTTAACCAAAATAAAAAAATAGGTTTATTTTTAGGTTAATTAATATATATTTAAAATAATTAGATTGGAGATAATTATGTTTATAGAAAAAAATTCAAAACCAACAGAAAAATTAAAGGCTTGGTATCTTTTTACAGAAGATTTTATTGCAGGTACTCAGCATCTAACAAATGAAGAAATAGGGATATATATTCGCTTACTTTGTTGGAACTGGAATAAAAGATGTTCTGGAATACTAAATAACGAAAATACTTATTACAGAATAGGTAATTGTATAACTGACAGCGAAAAGGAAAGTTGTAAGAGTATATTAAAGCAGTTTTTTGTTTTAATTGGTAGTCATTTTCAGAATGAAAGACAACTCCAGGAGTATTTATATATAACCAAAAGAATAGATGCTTCTAAGGTAAATGGTAAGTTAGGTGGTAGACCAAAAAAACCTAGCAAAAACCCCCCTACCCCTACCACTACCCCTACCATTACCAAAACCACTACCAAAACCAAAGTAAGTAAAACTTCTAATTTTAATAAATTTTGGAATAAGATACCCAATAAAGTAAGTAAGGGTATAGCTGAAAAGAACTTTTTAAAACTAGAACCAGAATGGTTAGAGAACCCAGAACATTTAGCTGATATGTATAAAAACTATTATGAATCTATAGAGGACAAACAATTTGCTAAACAACCTGCATTTTGGCTATCCGCTAAAAAGTATTTAGATGAACAGCCTAAAAAGAAAAAAGATAATAGCCCTGCTGACCCATATAAAAACAGGGTTACTATGTTTAAGGAAGCTATAGAAGCCAAGAATGGTACAGCATTTATTAGAGGTTATGCCCAAAGGTATCCAAGCGATGTTGAAAGGGCGATAGGCGAGGGTCAGTTTACAAAAGAAGAAGCTAAACAATATTTAGATTTTAGGGGGTAAATATGAAAATTATTGAAATTATTTATAATTCTGAATCTTGCCAAGCTGAAACAATTTTAAAAACAAATTATCAAAAGATGTTAGATACTATTCAAATGGATTGTTTAAATGATGCTATTTATGATTTAGAACAAATTAGACAAGATTTACACGATGAAATGTATCCAAAAAGTGAGGTTAAAAATGACAACAATGAGCCTAATTAAAGGTTATACAACTGTTTTCCAATGTATAGGAGATGCTTATTCTAAAAGAGATATACAAAGGTTTTATTATGGTTATCAACTCTGCATAAGGGCAAAAACTGATATGAAAGCCTTGCATAAATACTTATTAAATAGGTATAATTTTAACAGAAACTTATGTTTTAGGATGTTAAAAAAAGCGAGGGCTAAATGAAATATAATAAAATTAGAGATAATTACACAGAATTAAAGTTGCTCCATAAAGAAACAAAAGCTCTAAGCAGAGAAGAAAATGCAAGATTTGAAGATGTTTCAGAAGAACTTGCTGAACTAGATAGAATAGGAAAAGTTCATTATGAACCTTATACAGAATTTTATCAAAGGTCACAAAACAGCTCTAGCGATTATAGACCGACTCCATCTGGTGTAACTGCTGAAAATCCTAATTATAATTACAGGGGAATTTATGAATATTCAAGAAATAGAAATAGATAAGTTAATACCTTATCACAATAACCCTAGAAAAAACCAAGCAGTTGATAAAGTAGCTAGTTCTATAGCTGAATATGGCTTTCAACAACCTATAGTAACTGATAAAGATATGGTTCTCATAGTCGGGCACACTAGGTTATTAGGTGCAAAAAAATTAGGTCTAAGCAAAGTTCCAGTATTAGTGGCAGATTTATCAGAAGCTAAAGCTAAAGCCTATAGAATCGCAGATAACAGGCTTAATGAGGATAGTGATTGGGATTTAGATTTTCTTAATTTGGAAATAGATATGTTGAAAGATGAAAATTACAATTTAGATTTATTGGGTTTTGAAGAAAAAGAATTAGAAAATTTAATTAATGAAGATTTAAACGACATTTATAGTGATGGTCAAAAGGGCAGTATGGTTGATAATTTTGGTGTTCCACCATTTAGTATTTTGGACACAAGGCAAGGATACTGGCAGGAAAGAAAAAAATATTGGAATGAGCTAATAGGTGACATAGGTGAAAGCAGGGAAAACACTTTAGCATCTAAAGGAAGCATTATGGAAAATATAGGTAGTGTTAGTATTTTAGATGCTGTTTTGGCTGAATTAATTTGTAAATGGTTTGGCAAAAAAAAATTTAATGTTTTTGATTGCTTTGCAGGGGATACAGTATTTGGATATGTAGCAGGTTCTGCAAATATGAATTTTACTGGAATAGAATTAAGAAAAGAACAAGCAAAGCTAAATAATGAAAGAGTAAAAAAAGCCAATTTAAGTGCAATATATATAAATGATGATGCTTTAAATATGGATAATCATATAGAAGATAATAGTATGGACTTGTTTTTCAGCTGTCCCCCATATGCTGATTTAGAAGTTTATAGTGATGACCCCAAAGATTTATCAAATATGAGCCACGATAACTTTTTTGATATTTATAAAAAATGTTTAATAAATACTTATAAAAAACTAAAAAAAAATAGGTTTGCTGTTATTGTTATTTCAGAAGTAAGAAATAAAACAGGTGAATATATTGGTTTAGTGCCATCAACTATAAATTTTATGGAAGGTGTGGGTTTTAAATATTGGAATGAATTAATTTTAGTAAATAGTGCAGGTACATTGCCATTAAGGGCTTCAAAACCAATGAACAAAAATCGCAAAATAGGAAGAATGCATCAAAATGTTTTAGTTTTTTTTAAAGGTGATGCAGAAAATATAACCACAGATTTTGGTGACGTAGTAAGTGAAATGGATATGGAAATAGAAAATGCACAGTAATTCTGGTGAATTGTTGGCAGTAGATTTTTATTTAAATAGTTGGCTAGAATGGCATGTAATGGAAAAAATTTTCATTAATGCTTTAACTTTTAGTAATATGAATGTTGTGGATAAAATATTACATAAGTTTGAACCACAAGGAGAAACCTGTGTTTGGTTGCTTGAAGAAAGTCATATGGCTGTACACACCTATCCAGAAAACAATTATTTTGCTTTAGACATTTTTACTTGTGGAGCAGAGGGTAAACCACAAGATACTATTACATATTTAAAAAAAAATTTACCTATAAAAACCTTTGTTTTTAATAAAATAAAAAGAGGTGAGATACAAAGTGAAAATTAATAAATTTGTTTTTTACTAGATTTTAAAATTTAATTTAGTTACATCTATATTACCTAACTAAAGGGAAATATAGGATATGGCGAGACCAAAAAAATATAATATCGATACTAATCAAGTGCAAAAATTAGCTCAGTTAGGCTGTACAAATAAAGAAATGGCAGACTTTTTTGGATGTTCAGCAGACCTTTTAGAAAAGAGTTATTCGGAATTTCTGACAAAGGGAAGAGCAGAGCAAAAAATAAGGCTTAGACAGTTACAATGGAAGTCAGCTAACAAAGGTAATGTAACTATGCAAATATTCTTAGGAAAGAATATGTTAGGACAAAGAGATAGAATAGAAGAAAACGAAACTGAAGAGCCTTTGCAATGGTCTTATGATTAATG